TCGAGCGGCCTCCTTCCAATCAGGAAGTACCTGCTCGACTGGAGGCTGTCCCAAAGACAGCCCTGAAGCCTCGATTGATCTCAATCGAGCCTTCGTACAACCAGTTCGTTCAGCAGGCGCTCCAACTACGCTTGAAGGCGTTGTTGGAACGTGATGCTTATGCGTGTTCTTACACATATCAGCATCATAACCAGCGGATGGCTTTGCAGGGATCGATTGATGGCCTTGTAGCCACAATTGATCTCAGCGAAGCCTCAGACCGTGTTAGCCTAGCTCTTGTAGACGAACTGTTCGGATTCAATCCGAGCTTTGTCCGCTACTTGAAGCTCTCGCGATCACGGTTTGTCCAGCTCCCGGATGGCGAACTTGTTCTTCTGAACAAGTTCGCATCCATGGGATCGGCTCTCACATTTCCGATTGAGTCCATGGTGTTTCACACCTTGGTCGCAACGGCTATATGTAGGAGCCGGGGTTCGTTCTCTGACCGATCTATTCGATCTCTCAGAAGGCGATCCCACACGCTGAGCGTCTACGGAGATGATATTATTATCCCCGTGGACGTCTACCCACACGTGGTTGAGTCACTCACATCCCTTGGGATGAAGGTGAATGAGTCCAAGAGCTTCCACACAGGAAAGTTCAGGGAATCATGCGGAGTCGACGCATTCGATGGTAGGGTTGTTACACCTGCCTACGCACGCGCGTACCTGCCTCAATCTCGGGCGAATAGCAACGAGCTGGTGAAAGCCAGTTCTTTGCGAAACCAACTCTACGAGCGGTTCGGATTTATCCGAACTGTTCGCTTCCTCGATTCCCTTATCGGGAATCTCGTGAAGTATCCCTCCATTCCTCACGGAATGTCTGGGATAGGGCGTTGGTCAGATTCTCCTGATTTATCGTTCTGTCGATGGAATCCCACGCTGTTTCGCCGAGAGTGGCATCTGCCTACTCTCGTCGAAGTCAAGCGTCGCGACCCTATTGACTCGTACACGGCTCTTAACAAGAGCCTGCGTACCAGCCTGAACGAAGATCCGGATCATCTGGTATTCGCTGGTCGACCTGTAGCGACCGAAATCCACTACAGGTGGTGCGCTGAAGTCTGATGACTTCAGCCATCGAGGGCGGCGGTTTCTGTGTCTCGGTT